CGAAGGCGGGATCTGGCCGGACTTGCGGTTCAGCTCGTACAGGCTTGGATCAGGGAGAAGCTCCTTCATCCGGGTGATCGTCCGCGACTCCGAACGGTCGTCCCACATGCCACCAGAGGCGTCGCGCCCCTTCGGGTTGGGGGAGGGCGAGCCGTAGATGAGTGCCTCGTGTGCTGCGCGGCCGCCCTTCTGGGAGATTCGCAGCGCATCGATGTCCCGCTGGAACAGCGGATCGGGCTTCTTCTCTACCCCGCGGTAGCGGTAGGCAGAACGCCGAGCAGTGGGCCCGATGACGCTCTCGGCCTGGGCAGCGTAGTTGCCCGCCCACTCCCCGACCTTGAGGGCGAACTGGGCGTTCTGGGGCAGGTACTTGCCGCCCATGTCGTACGCGAGCTTGGAGGACGCCTGAAGACGGCGCCATGTCTGGTCGTTGACGCCCTGGTCATCGGCAGGCTTCCGATTGATCGCGGTGCGGAAGGAACCCGTCGCGTCGTTGGCCTCATGCGCGGTACGGGCCATGTACTCCGAGAAGCCGGGGGAGCTGGTCATGGCGCCGAGCACGTCGAGGGCCTGGTGCCAGTCCCCCGCCGGGACAGCGTTGTTCCCGCCGCCGAACGCCGGCCGCGCGTTGAAGTCCTGGGCTGCCTGGACCTGGCGCTGCTCGAAGGTGGCGAACTGCCCCTCCTTGTCGCGGTTCCACTTGTCCTTGCCCCACGCCTTGGCGATCACCTCGACCACGCCGAGAGCATCGGTGGCCGACTTGCTCACGGAGCGTGACAGCCCACGGTGGGCATCCTCGAGACGCTTGGAGATGTAGCCGTCGCAGGCCTTGGCGATCGGCTCCCGGTAGTACTCCATGAGGGTGGAGGTGTTGTCGAAGAGCATCTTGGAGACGACGAAGGGCGCCTCGCTGGGATGACCGAGCACCCACTCGTAGGCCTCTACGGCAGCGTCGAGGTCGAAGTGCGGGTTGTCCTTCTGCCCGAAGAACGCCTTCGTGTACTTGCTCACTTCTTGTCCCTCCATTGGTACGGACCAACGTCCGTCTTTGCACGATCGATTGCTCGTCTCTTCCAGTCCACGCCAAGAAGCCTGTCCACCTTCTTGTACGGACGCTCCTTGTCCTTCGACTCGGCGACTCTCATGGCCTGGTAGCGACGACGCTGGCGCTCGATCTGCTTCGGGGAGTTGTACTGGTCAGCGTGGCCGTTGAACCCCGGCCCGCCCTTGTTCGCCTCGGCTAACTTCAGGAACCGCTTCTGCGACGGCTTGGCCGAGAGGGAGTACATGAACCTGCGGTACTTGGTCTCTAGGCTCTTGGAAATGTCGTCTCGCTCCACGCCGAAGGCGTCTCTCATGGCTTCTTCTCCTTCAGACGCAGCTTGCGCTTCTTCCATGTCTTGGCATCCCAGCCCGCGCTCGCCCCAGCCCCGGCCCCAGCGCCGAGGAGCCCAGCGACCGGTCCAGCGAGAACAGTCCCCGTCACCCCGCCGATCCCTGCTGCCGCGGCCATGCGCCCGCCGCGGTACTTGCCCTCCGGCGCCTGCTTGGAGACCTCTACACCGAATGCGTCTTTCACTTCGACTCCTTCTTCGGCGGTGTCTTGCTGTCGGGCTTGGCCTTCGCCTTGAGCCTCATCTGCTTGACCTTCTCCCCGTGCAATTCCTGTCCGGCCTTGACCCCGAACTTGGCCTGCCGGACCTTCTCGCGCGAGAGCTGGGCCTCGGTCTGAGTGCCGATCTTCTCCCGGTTCAACTTCTCCCGGTGCAACTGGTCGGCGTGCTTGAGCTGCTGGTCGGCCCCGCGGGTGTCCTGAGGCATCCCGGCCATCTTGGACTGGGACTTCGCCTGCTCGAGCGCGGCCTGGTGCATGTCCTCAGCGTGGGACATCTGCTGGTACTTGGCCTCGAGGTCCATGTCCCCGCTGGCGGTCTGCTGGACAGCCTGCGTCTCGGCCAGGGCAGGGTCGCCCTGGGCCTCTGCCTGCGCCTGAGCCTGCTCCATGGACTGCTTGGTCTGGTCTAGCCCGAGTTGCTGCTGCTCGACCTGCATGGGCGCCTGGTCGACCTGCATGGCCATGTTGACCATCTCGACCCGCTGCTGAGCGAGCCGCATGATGGCGGCCTGACGCGCCTCGGTCTCCTTGATGGCCTCGGAGGTCTCGTCGAGCTTGGGCAGACGAGCGGCGTCGCGGACGAACTTCTCCAGCTCCGGATCCGGGAACCACTGGATGCCGGCCGACGTGAGCTGCCCCATGAACTGGGAGAGCTGGGTGATGTCGGGCGGATCGATGTCACCGGCGATGATCTGGGGGAGCGCGTCCACCCGCCAGCCGTTGACCTCGAAGAGCCGGGGGATGGCGTAGCGGTTGAACACGTCCGCGATGGAGTCGGCGATCGACTGGATGCCGGAGCGGAACAGCCCCGTCTTGTCCGTGTGCAGGGAGTACGAGCCCGTCTGCTCATGGCCCACGAGGATGAAGTCGGCCAGCACGGTGCCCAGGATGCGCTCGTCGTGGCGCTGGATGATCCCGTTGATGTCGAACTGGCGGGTACCGCCGCCGCCCAGGAGGGAGAAGTCGAAGAGGTCGGTCTTGGTGTCGGGGTCCATCATCCGGGGGACGATGATGCCCTCCTGCTCGTTCCTGCGAACGGAGCGCACCATGGTCCGGAAGGCTTGGACCATCTTCTCCTTGTCGGTGCCCTTGGCGGCCGACAGGTAGTCCGCGGGGACACGCGCCATGGGCAGGCCCGCGAGGTCACGCTCGGCGCCGATCCCCTCGAGCTCCTCGAGGCGCTTCTTCATGTACCAGGGGCGGTAGGCGTTGCGCAGGAAGGAGCGACCCTCGGGGTTGCCCTTGGCCGTGGAGACCCGGAAGAGCAGGGACTTCTCGATGGGGATGACGACCTGCTTGTACGCAGGAGGGGCCATCTGGACCATGGCCTTGATCCCACCGGAGTCGTCGAAGATCCACCGCGTGAGGGTCTCCTGGGCGCGGATGGGGATCTTGCGCCACCCGATCCGGTTGTCGGTGAACTTGGAGCGCTTCTTGGGGTCCTTGTCCCACGGCCCGACGCGCTTCTTGTAGACGACCTCGTGCCAGGACCAGCCGAAGGGCAGCATGGTGAGGATCTCGGAGATGACGTCATCCCACGTCGAGGACATGTCCTCCATGCACTGCTCGACGAACTCGGCGGCCTTCTTCTCCTCGGGCGAGGTGCCGGAGGGCTCCACCCGCCAGGTGATCTGCCGCAGGAGGCGGTCCACGCTGAACAGCAACGCTCCCACGATGGGGTCGTTGTCGCTCATCTCCTTGTAGACCTGGACAGCCTTGCGCCCCTTGAGCTGGGGCAGGAACTCCTCGTTGATGAAGCCCGAGGTGCGCTTGAGGCCCGTGGCGCCCAGCTCGATCATGGGGGAGACGTTCTTGGGCACGTCCTGACCCGGGAATAGATCAGATCCGCCCTCGTACGTCTGACTGCTCATACGTTCATCCTCTCAGGCGCGTCTAGACCAGCAGACTGAAGCCAGACGGCTCCTCGTCCTTCACGTAGACCTCCAAGGCAGCGGGAGGGGAGAACATCTGCTCGTTCCTGCTCGGCTCGCCATCCCTGACCACGGTAATGGGCCCAGCAGGTGCTCCGCCACGGTTCATCGTGCGGAAGGCCAGCGAACTCGAGCACACCGTGTCAGGCAGGTGGTACTCCTTGGAGCTCGAGTACAGGTCCCCGACCTGGGCGTACTTGTGCTCGAGGTACATGGTCTTGATCCGTGGGGCCTTGAGGCGGCCCTTCTCCACGGCGTTGACGTACTCAGTCAGCATGTTGGCCCGGCTGGCCCCGGTCATGAGGAACGATCGCGCCCGAATATCAACGTAGTCATTGACCACGTTGCCAAGTCCAGTGCCATCATGAATAGCATCCGCAGAATAGCGCTGAATGGCATCGTTGAACCATCCGATCATCTGTGGGTACGGCCGGCGGTTGACCCGCATGTAGTAGACCAGCTCGAAGGGGTCGCGGTCCCCGCGCCACACAGTGATGACCGTGTAGTCCTGCTCCTTGCCCCAGTCGGCGCCAGCCACGTAGAAGCCGTCACGCTCATACTCCTTGAAGGTGTACTCCTCGAAGTCCTTGGAGGTCTTCTCCCGCAGCGGCTCCATGGGCAGGGAGAACATGGCGTCCACGGCCTCGGGGTTGAAGGCACGGTTGCCGATGGCCGGCTCACCGAGCTCGTACTCCGTGCGCCACATCTCTGCGGGGATGTCGTGCTTCTTCTGGTCGATCGTCTCCTGGCGCAGCCAGCCGTCGATGGGGTTGGCCGAGCACTTGTAGCACCACTGGATGATCGGGTCGCCCTTGTCCTCGAAGCGCCGGCGCACCTCGGTGAACGTGCCCTCCGGGTTCTGCCAGGTCGAGCACATGACGGCATAGGGCTCCTGGATGACACC